GCTACGGCGACGGCTGCGGCTACGGCTACGGCTACGGAAACGGCAACGGCTTCGGCGACTGCAACGGCTTTGGCAACGAAACTGTTGGAAGTTTAAAAATGCTTAATTCAGGAAAAACAGAATGACTAAAGACGAGGCCCTACGCCTTGCATTGGAGGCGTTGGAAAAACTGTTTGGTATTCCTGATATGTTGACTGGAGAAAATAGTGGCGATGTTGCTGTGTGGCGATTGGGGGGTTCATATAGGACGCAACAAGCCATCACCGCCATTAAAGAAGCACTGGCACAACCAGAGCGTGAATGGGTTGGGCTGACGGATGACGAAATCATAGAAATTCGACGAAAAACCTTTGATGCCGTTGCAACCAACTATGAAGTCTATCGAGCCATCGAAGCCAAACTCAAGGAGAAGAATGATTTATAATGAAACTCAAAAGAGATTTGTTATGACCGTTGAAAAACTGATTTTTGAACACTTGACGTACACGCCACAAGACGGAAAAGTTTGGTGGGTAAAACACCCAAGACGATCAACCGCCAACGGAACAGAGGCTGGGAACATGATGCAAAACGGGTATCGAAAGCTAAAGTTTTGCGGGAAGCAATATTTGGTACATCGCATTGCTTGGCTTTTGCAACATGGTTCTTGGCCTGTGGGCGACATTGATCACATAGACGGCAATCCATCCAACAACAAACTTGAAAACTTGCGTGATGTGCCGCATAGAGTAAACATTCAAAACCGCAAGTCAGCTACCGTCAAAAACAAGACAGGATTTCTTGGGGTTGTTAAGCGCGGAAATAAATATGCGGCACACATCCACAAGAATGGCAAGCAAATTTATCTTGGTTTATTCAAAACAGCAGAGCTTGCACATCAAGCATACAAGGAAAACACATGAATACCTGGCCTTTTCCAACAAAATTACCACCAAGCAAACCTGGAGAGCCTAAATTTAACCCAGACAACCATGAGGATGCACCGTTTTGAAAACACTAATTTGCATCTTTTGGTCAGCACTATTTTGGATAGGCTTTTACTTTGTTTTGTATGAATACTGGAAATAACCATGACAAAACGTGATATAGCCCGTTTAATGCGTGATTCGGGCTTGTCAGCACCCTACGCGTCAGTCAAAGAATTTGTGCGCCTTCTTGAGGCTAAATTAAGGGAAAAAGATGTACCGAAACAATGACCCCTTAACCAGCAAGCTGGCTGCTGACAAAGTAAACTTCAAAGCCAAGCACTATGACCAAATCCTAGCGGTCTTAATTCTTAATGGGCCACAAAGCAAAGACGGGATAGCAGACCGATCAATGCTTGACCCAAACCAAGTCGCTAGAAGGCTCAAAGAAATGATGCAGCTTGGGCTGGTCAGGCTGACAGGCAAAACAGTTAAATCAAAATCAAACCGTGAAGAACGAGAGTGGGAGTTAGCGTGAAAGAATTAACAATCAAACTTAAAATGCTGGTCAAAGAACACGACCCAGACCTGCTAGACAAGATTGCAAGCCGCATCTACACCATTGAAGGTGTAGAGGACGTATCAGCTAAATTAAAGAAGTCAGATGAACAACAAACTCAACAAGCTGGAACGAGCCTATTTAGCAAGAGTAAAGGAATTGTCGTGCAGCGTGTGTGACCAGCCTGGGCCAAGTGAAGCCCACCACATAAAGCAAGGGCTTCAATACACTTGTATCGCTTTATGCCCAGATTGCCACCGAGGGTCAATGATGGGGTGGCATGGTCAAAAGAGAGCTTGGGCAATCCGAAAAATGAACGAGCTGGATGCCCTTAACGTGACGATTGAGAGATTATTCGCTCAACACTTCTAAAGCATGGTTAATGCGCTTTAAACGGTCATCTTGGCCCAATAGACCGCCGTTAATGCGCTTAGTCATGGTTTCGTATTGTTTTGTATCTGCAAGCTCGTTTAAGCCGTGTTTACGCCAAAACCAGCCAGCAGACAAAGCAGCGTATTGCTGACCAACAAGCAACTCAGGATGATGCAATAAATCAGCCTGCAAAGAATCACCACACAAAGTGTAATTGTCCTTGCCTGTCAATTGGATAATGCCACGACCATGATACTTCCAGCCCTCGCCTGATTCTTCATTTCCGTTGCCCATGCGACCAGCATAGACCTTGTTTGCAATCTTTTCAGGTTTGTGAGCGTATTCATCAACATTCTCAGCATCAAAACGGCTAGGCCATTCACGCATTAGAGCTTCAGGTTTGTAGTTAAGGTTTTCTTCTAAAACACGAAAGCCACCTGATTCATGTCCGCATTGACCAATGAAAGCAGCTTTACGCAAAGCTGTATTGATCTCAAATCGAGCGAAAGTTTCTTGGAAGGGTTCAAACCATTCTTCAGGAATGTCAAGCTGACGTAGTTGTTCGATGTTCATTTAATTTCCAATAATGAGTTATATGCTGAAATACAAGCGTTCAATTGGTTGATTGCTTGGTCGCCTCTTTCTGTGATGGAGACAAGAGCTTCACTAACTCCTGCGTCAAGGTCGGCTCTTGCTTCTGTATTCCCGCTGGGAGAGGAGGAATTGTTGGACACTGAGCTACAACTGGCAATTGGGATTGACAGCCGCACAGCACCAGAGGCAAGATTATTCCGAAGCGTTTTAGCAGCTTGGTCAGCCTTGGCTTGCGTAGAGGCCAAATCGCTAGAAATCGAGGCAATTCGTTGATCTCGGTCATTAGATATTTCCTTTGCTTTCTGGTTAGCCGCCTCTAGTGCAGCCTGTGCTATTGCACGTTCTTTGTCAAATTCTGATTGCTCATGCTCATAAACAGCCACAGCAATAACCAACCAGCTTACCAATATAGCAATTAGCTTCCACGGTATCATCATTTTGGCTGCTCCTCATGATTCTTAGCAATAACTGTGCTGACCATGCCCAAACCCTTTTCAGAAGCAATGCCACCAATAGCGCCAACAATCAATAGCACTATGTCATTAAGCATCTTTGTATAAGCCTGGTCAATAGGAGCCATTGCCTTCATTGGCTGCTCAACAAAGGTCAGGGAATAGAGCATCATGAATGTGATGCACACAAACACAAAGACCACCGAAAAGACCACAAAGGCCCACATTCGGATTTTAATTTCCTCTGGTGTCAGGCGCATTTGGGAGGTTTTTCTGGAGAATAGGAGCGACCAAATACTCGGGGCAATTTTGTGCGAACTCACAAACTGGCCTTTGGCATTTCGCAGCCGTAAATTGGCTTGGGATTTGACACTGGTATCTTGTTCGGTCATCGCAACCAAACAAACTAAGAGTGCTTGCGAACAGAATGGCTATTCTTTTTAGCATAGTCAATTGATTCCTGCACAAACAAATAGCCAACGTAACCAAAGACAACAACCAGAACAACAATCAGACCAGCAATAAAGAATTCTTCTTGCTCCTTCTTCTTGGCGGCTACTCGGTCTTTGGCTGCTTGCTCTGCAAACTTGTCGGCCTTGTCCATCTTGCCAGCCCGTTCAAGAATCTTGTTCCAAACATCAACCTTGCCGACCTTCATGAACTCAAGTTGGTAGTGGGCTTTGATTTCTCGAACCTTATCCAACTCCAACTCAATCTGCATGGCAATTTCCATGTTTGATGCGTTGCCGGATGCCTTGGCCTCTGCAACTGCCTTTTCGCAAGTATTGGCTGACGAAAACAATTTGCCCAAAGCAGGGCCAAGAGACTGCACATCTTCAGCGGTCTTAGCCGCTTGCTTAACAAGCGATACTGCTTTCTGTATGCCCGTTAGAGCTAGGCCGATGCTTACAGGGTCGAGCATTACTTTTTCCAGTTAGTCCATACAACGCCAATAACGCCAAGAAAACCAGTGATATACATCATTGGCTTGGCAAGTGACGCCATCATGTCAATTACCCTCATAGCGCCTTTAAACGCCTGAAAAGTATCAATTAGCTCTTTAGTGTTGCGGTCAATGGAATCTACCTTGGCTTCAACTTCTAGCAAGCGTTGATAGATTTGCTCATGGCTGATTGGCGTTTCCATTTTTGACCCACGGTAAAGGAGGATTGGCAGAAATAGCAGCCAGTTGACGAGCTAATTGACCCGCTACTTGGGCTTCTGTGTCTGGTTGCAGATTAGTCGTAATTGTAGTTGTTTCATTGGTAATTGGGTCTGTAACGCTATACGTTACAGGCTCAAAGCACCAAGCCAAAACTTGTTCTTCTTGCAGGTCGTTGTAAGCCGTAAATGGATTAGCTGGCTCACCCAACTTAGCTGTTCCAGCAGCAGCAGCGGTCAGGTTGTTAACGTCATCCGTACCGACACACATCCAATCGGCGTAGATCACCACATCGGTCTTGCCATCAACAGATGGGTTCACCGTCATCTTAGGAATTGACCATTTGTATGTGATAGCCATGATTACAACATATAAGAAATAGTGCCGTAAATCGAACCAGATGAAGCAACAGCTTGTGAAGTATTTAATCTGGTAGCGCCAGTTACAAATTGAACAGCCGATGGGCTTAATGATGCGTTGTAAACTGTATTTACGCCATAGTTTGAAGATGAAAT